TACTAAAATGCAAGTATGTTTTCATCACCATTGCCGGTGTATCGCCGAGTAATGATGATACTGTTTTCACATCTAAGCCATTCGCTAATAGCTTTGTAGCATAGGTATGTCTAAGGCTATGTGCTGATAGATTATCTCCGAATTGTTTTATATATGTATTGATTTGACATTTAACCCCATTCTTTTTATATGGGTTTAATACAAGGTCATGTTCAAACTCTAACTCATGTGATTTGTATTCCATGAGTATATTTACCAATATAGGTGGAATTGGCAAAATTCGTACCGAATTGGCGGTTTTAGTTTTCTCAAAGGTAATTACACCCTTGACATATTGAAGCTGCTTATTGACGGAAATTTTGCGATTTTCTAGGTCTATATCATTCCACGTTAGGCCGTACACTTCACTTAATCGCATACCGGTATAGCGTGCTATTTGTAAAAAGTAATAGGCTTGTGGATATTTCTCCCTCATATATTTTACAAATTTATTTAAATCCTCATCAGAAATAGTATGGATCGCATTTTTGCGTTCCACGCGCGGCAGTCTAACACCAGTACATGGGTTATCTGAAATTATTCTATATGGGTTGATAGCTATATAAAATATACGACTAACCACTTTATAATACGATGTAATGGTAGCGGGTGAAGAAACCATATTATTTACCACATTTTGTATGTGTATTGGTTTAACATCGGATAACTTCATATTGTGAATTGATTTATAGGCATCCACGGCATGACGATACATATTTAATGTATTGTGTGTAACGTGGCCTTTTTTTATTTCAAGAAACATATCCGCAAATTCCTTGAATGTTAAGTCTTTTAATTCCGTATCTTTGGTGAGTAGTGCGGTTTTGTCTAATTCCTTAACGATAACGTGGCCGTATTCCTTGGCTTCACGTTTAGTTTTGAAGCCTTGTTTTGATTTTTGACGCCACTTGTAGCCATCTTTATAGGACACAATGATTTGATATCCGCTATCTTTTTTTCTCACACTGATGTTGTATTGCATAATGTCTCCACCTTAACAATAGATTTAGGAAAACATAAATAAATAAACCATAAAAATTGAACCTTAGGAATTAATATAAAAATCAAATTCCATTTAGATTTTCTACAATCTATTAACCTCTTATATGCACAAAAAACAATTAATATATAAAGGGAAAAGCCAATAAATATAGTAATCATATTGATTGTTGTGTCGTGGTAGTAATCGACTAATGCCGGAACAACTATATAACCAAGAACATATTGAATAACTAAATAAGTTATAAATAAAATAGAAAACTTTAAGCGGTTCATAGAATTAAAGAAAGCCATTAACAATCATCTCCTTTGATTATTAAATATAACACCCAGTGCGTTCAAATATTCTAAGCAATTCTATCGTATCGTTAAAAGTCAACTCTTTTTCATTACGAATACTATCAATCATTTTTGGTGAATTTCTTAAACAGGTATGCGCGACTAATAAAAAAGCGAATTTATTTGCTTGATATTCTTTTTCTTTTTTATCCCTATCAGTTAATAGGTCAATATCAAATAAGTTATATCCGCCTTTATGTAATATGACATGACCTAATTCATGTGCTAAAGCAACCTTTTTATGATTTATATCTATTTTTGAGTTGATAACAATATCTTTTGAAAACGGTGTCTTTATTAATAACCCTTTTAAATGCTTTGGTAGTGATCTATAGTGAACACTAATGCGTAAATTCTTAGCAATAACATCCGGATCATTTGACCGATTTTCTTTAATAATATCTAACACAATAGGATACATTCGTTTCATACTACACCCCTATAAAATTATTTTCTATTCCTTTCATCTTTACGTGATGAAATAACCCCTTTAATCACATTTTCAACCATTTTCTTCTCTTGCTCAGTAAGTTCATAATCCCCATAGAACATCACTTTCACATTTTTGAAGTCAACATTTAAGGTATCACTTTTAATAGGTGGTACCTCTTTTGTTTGATCAGTGCTATCTAAAAAATACGAGATAGGAACGTTAAAATAATCCGCTATGATTTGTATTTTATCTGCTTTAGGGTTTGAGCGCCCCTTTTTCCAATCTGTAAGCGATGCCGTTGAAATTCCAGTATCTTTAGAAAGTCTGTACGCACTAATATTATGTTGATTCAATAGAGCTTCTATCTTGCTATATATGTTTTTGTTACCCATGATTTAATCTCTTTTAAGAAATTTTATAAACGTTTAATTGGACATTCTCGCAAAAACATAATATTATGAAATTGCGAGATAGCTAACGAAAACGAGATTATAAATCACGTAAAAATTAGCTAAGAAATATTAGTTATTTTTAATATATCAGAATCGAGGTGATATAGCAAGATGTATGAGAAAATCGAAAAGCTTTTAAAAAAGCATGGCATAACTGCATATGCATTAAGTAAAGCTACGGGCATTTCTACAGCGGCAATGACTGACTACAAAAAAGGTCGTTCAAAACCTAGCGTAGATACGCTAAAAAAAATTGCCGATTATTTCGGTGTAACGGTTGATTATTTTTTATAAAAAGGAGAATGTATGAACGAATTCTATGGAAAAATTAGTTTACACAGTTAAAGAGGTTGCTGCGTTACTGTCAATATCAGAAACAGCAGTCTATAACCTCAGAAATGACGGCAAGTTACACCAGTTACCGATACCCGGCGTGAAATTCAACCGGAATGAGGTTGAGAAATTAGCGGGACTGACAACGGAGTTTAACATTGTCAGATATAAACAGTTACAAGCAGAAAACGAACGCTTGCAATCAGAAAATCGGTATCTAAGAGGTGAAATAAGAAAAATCACCAGCCAAATGCTAGTGATTACAGGAGAATTAGAATGACAACGGTTTTTAAAGTTATAGGTGCGATCTTATTAATAGGCACGCCGGGCAGTTTAGAACTTGACAATATCACGTTATATGAAGCGGTATTACAAGGATTGTTAGGCGTTGCTTTATTATATGGTGGCATCTACATTGACGAAATAAAAAAGACCCTTTAGTAATTGCAGTTACCAAAGGGCAGATGCGAAAAGTGAGTTATTAAAGCATCTTAACCTCATCATACACGATGAGCGGTTAAGGTGGCAAGGTGAAATATGAATAAAGAAGAAATGCTTGCATGTTTTGATAAGTTCGACTTAATCAAAGAAGCAATAAAAGCGGTAGATAAAAATATTTACATAGCTATCACTTTTACGGTGAGTTCATTCGGCAACGGTTTTAGGTATCACGTATGCGCGATTAGAAATAATAAGTACGTAAAATTTGCGTTCGAAGAATTTCCGGATACTTATTTAGCAAATGAAAAAACAATTAACGATTATAGAGAAGTGTTGGAAATGTTAGAAAGGGAAACGGTAAATGAGTAGCATCTACGAATTAAACAAAGATTATGCGGAACTATCCGCAATGTTGGAAGCAGCGGAAACGCCGGAAGAAATCGAAGCAATTCAAAATACACTTGAAATGCTCGATTTATCCATTGAGGAAAAAATCGAAAACACGGCCAAATACATGATTAATGTTGACGCCGATATTCAAGGTATTAAGGCCGAAATTGATAGATTGAATAAGGTGAAAAAATCAAAAGAAAGCACTGTTGAAGCCCTAAAAAATAATATCGAATATTCAATGAAGCAAAAAGGCATTGAAAAATTAGAAGTTGGTACTTTTAAAGCTGGTTACCGAAAATCTGAAAGCGTTGAAATTACAAATCTTGATGTAATCCCAGCGGATTACACGAAGGTAGAAATTAAAGCCGACAAAACGGCAATTAAAAAAGCGATTAAAGCTGGTGAAACAGTAGAAGGTGCAGAAATTAAAGTAAATCAAAATTTCTATATTAAGTAGGTGATCTCATGGCAGCAAAAACATTAGAACAAAAATTAATTGAAATACAAGCAGAATTAAAGGCACCTAAAAGCCAGTTTAATAAATTCGGTGGTTATAACTACAGAAATTGCGAAGATATCCTAGAAGCGGTTAAGCCGTTATGTGCGAAACATGATGTTGTACCGTTGTTAAGTGATGAAATCGTAATGATTGGCGAACGTTATTACGTCAAAAGTATTGCAAAAATTACAGACGGTAAAAATGAAATCACAACAACTGCATTTGCCCGTGAAAGTTTTGATAAAAAAGGCATGGATGAAAGCCAAATTACTGGTTCTGCTTCTTCTTATGCGCGAAAATATGCGTTAAATGGCCTATTCTGTATTGATGATACAAAAGATGCTGACTTTATGGATAATTCACAAAACAAAAAACCAGCATCAACGCCGACACAAACAACAAAACCAAAAGAAAAACACGTTGCCGGTTATGATGAATTTCTAAAAATACAAAAAGAAAAAAATGTACCACCGGTAGAAATTACAAAGTATGTAGCAGCCGAATTCAAAAAGCCACGTGTTGGCATGCTAGATGAATTTGAAATGGTGGCAGCGTTAAAGTGGATAAAAAACTACGGCCAAGATAAAGAGAAAAAAGGCTTTACATTATACGATAATGCAGACCAAGAACTTGAACATGAAGATGCCGGAGACCGCATTTAATGAAATGGATAACAAAGGGAATTAATGTCATTAAGTCTATTGGCTATAACATATTAATTCCCGCTCCAAAAGATGAAACGTTAAATAAGTTAGATCCGGAAGTTGAATATATAGTCGAAATCAAAAAGAAAATAAAACGCCGTTCACTAAATGCCAATGCTTATGCATGGGTATTGTGCGAAAAGATAGCGAGGGAGCTTTCAAAACACGCATACATTTCAAAAAATGACGTGTACAAGCGAGTTTTGATTGAATGTGGTACATTTACCTATTTACCAATTAGAAACGATGCTATAGACCGTTTTATTGAAATTTGGCAAAGCCACGGGTTAGGCTGGCATGCAGAAGATGCCGGCCCAGCCAAAACGGAAGGATATTCAATCGTTCGTGCATACCACGGAAGCAGCGTTTACACAGTTGACGAAATGCGCCGTTTAATTGATGCACTCGTTGATGAGTGCAACCAGTTAAACATACCGATTGAAAATGATGATTATATCAACTCACTTGTAATGGAATGGGGCGAATATGAACAAAAGGAAAAGACAGGATAACGCACTATACGCCCGTACCAGAAAATGGGCGTATGAACGTGATGAGGGGTTGTGTGTGCTGTGTGGAGCGCAAGCAACCGAAGTGCATCACATAGTGTTTAGGTCGCAAATGGGGTTATCTAATCTTAGTAATCTTGCTTGTTTGTGTAGAGATTGTCATATAAAAGCGCATGGATCAGATGCGAAACAGATTAGAGAAATCTTAAAAGAAAGGAATTCAAAGATACAATGGCAGAACGAAGAATGATGTCAAAATCTATTATCAAGTCCGATACATTCCTAGATATGCCAGCAACAACACAAAATCTATACTTTCATATGTTGCTAGATGCTGATGATGATGGGTTTGTAAATGCACCTAAATCTATCATGCGAATAGTTGGTGCTAAAGAAGATGATATGAAGTTGCTTGTAGCTAAACAATTTGTAATCAGTTTTGGTAGTGGAGTTATCGTAATAAAACATTGGAAGATACATAACTACATTCAAAGCGATCGTTACAAACCAAGTTTACAACCTGAAAGAAAGTTACTGGAAATTACTGCAAACAAGGAATATCAATTAAACGCAAGCAATGTATCCATTATGGATACAGAATGTATACAAGATGTATCCGTAGGTAAGGTAAGGTTAGGTAAGTCTAGTATAGGTAAGGTTAGGTTAGATAAGACTATAGAGGGCGAATGTGAGAAACCACATTCACCAAAGCGTAAAACTTTTACTAAACCTACTATTGATGAAATACAAGACTACTGCATTGAAAGAAACAATAATGTAAATGCTGAACATTTTTTTGATTACTATGAAAGCAACGGCTGGAAAGTTGGTAAAAATTCCATGAAAGATTGGAAAGCAGCGGTTAGGACTTGGGAGCGTAGCGAATACAGAAAACCTAATTCTAAAAAGAATAGCAAGGAAGATGCAATCAACGTAGTTAATAACTTGATGAATAAGTTAGGGGGTGTAGATGCTGAACAACCAACAACAAACATTGAGAGCGCTATCGATGTTACAGATAGCGTGGTCTACTGATATGCCAGAGCAACGAATGATGTTGTATGTAACAAAGTTATCTGATGTAAATCCAGTTACCCTTGAACAGGCAATAAGCAATCTGATTGATAGATGTAAATTCTTACCAACGATTGCAGAAATCAGAGAGGAGTGTTCAGCATTAAGTAACTATGTAAATGCACATGAGGAATTACCAACCGCACAAGATGCATGGGAAAGGGTGTATCAAGTAGCACGATCATATGGCTACGATAAAGGGTTAGATAAACTAGATGGGTTAACGAAACAATGTGCTAAGGCAATATGGAAATCGTTTGACCCTCAAAACGGCGATAACTTCAACGAGATGTCTTGCCGTTCGCAGTTTGTAAAAAACTATGAAGTGCAAGAAATAAGGGAACGTGAACGATTGAGATTGTCTAACTCAATTAAGGATAATCACTTGTTGTTAAAGGCAAGGGAAAAAGCAGAAAAGGAACGAGCGTTACTTAACGCTGGTCAGAAGAAAATTGAAATGACTTCGACTGGTAATTTGGTAGAAGTAGCGAAAGCACCAGTTGATGTTGCAAAAATAATCAAGGAAAGTGAAATATCTAATGAAGGGAAAGCGTTAATTATAGGGGTATTGAAATGAGTGAACAAAAGAAATATGAATTTACCGGAGAAATTAAAACGATATTTGGTATTGAATTTAAACAGATAAGGGCAATTATAAGTTTCGGTTGTGTAGTTGCCGGTGAAATTGGTGGTTGGATTGAATGCGAAGAAAATTTAAGCCAGTCCGGCAATGCTTGGGTGTCCGGCGATGCTAGGGTGTCCGGCAATGCTAGGGTGTCCGGCAATGCTGAGGTGTCCGGCGATGCTAGGGTGTCCGGCAATGCTGAGGTGTCCGGCAATGCTTGGGTGTCCGGCAATGCTGAGGTGAAAAAAGATGATGATTACATGGCTATTGGTGGAGCTGGTCGTTACAATCGGTTCACAACATTCTTTAAATGCCGAGACAAAACAATCAAGGTAGTATGTGGGTGTTTCTTCGGAACAATTATTGAATTCAGAGCAAAAGTAAAAGAGACACATAAAGGAAATAAGCACGAAAAAGTATATTTGGCTATGGCAGATATGGCTGAATTGCAGATAGGTAATGACGAGGTGGAAAAATGAACACAGTACAAATTTTAGGTAATTTAGCACGTGATCCAGAAGTGCGTTATACACAATCCGGCCGCGCGGTGGCAACTTTCACGGTGGCAGCAAGCAATACTTATGTTGATAGCGCAACAAATGAAACGAAAGAACAAACTGCTTTTATAAACTGTGTGGCATGGGGCAAGCTAGGCGAAGCAGTAGGAAACTACCGAAAGGGAAACCGTTTATTCGTAGAGGGGCGTATTCAAACACGCTCTTACGAAGATAGCAATGGACAAAAGAAATATGTTACGGAAGTAATTGCCGGTTTTGTTGGATTATCTGCCTTAAATGATATGGCGGAGGAAAGCAACTTTGAAAATTTTGCAGATGATAAAGGCAACGATGAAAACGTTCCGTTTTAAGAGGTGGTAAAAATGAAAATAGTTGTTAAATTGATTTATTTAGTGCTTGCACTATTAACAAAAGTTTTAGGATTGGCGTTTATTGTTGCGGCGGTATTGTGGTTACTGGGGTTGTTTAATGTTGCGGGGAATACAGTATTGGCATTGTTTGTAACGTCTGTTACTTCGGCATTAGTAACAGCCGCACTAATGGAAATGATTAAGATAGATGCATTATGAAAATATTAGATGCATGTTGTGGCTCTAAAATGTTCTGGTTTGATAGAGAACATAAGGAAACGGTTTACATGGATAACAGAACGGAAAACACAACTCTTTGCGACGGTAGAAGGTTAATTGTAAAACCGGATATTGTTGCAGATTTCCGGGAAATGCCTTTTGAAGATGAAACGTTTTATTTAGTTGTGTTTGATCCGCCGCATTTGGTTAGTGCTGGCGATAAATCATTTTTAGCCTTAAAATACGGGCGGTTGGGGCCTGACTGGAAAGAGGATATAAAGCAAGGCTTTGCGGAATGTTGGCGAGTATTAAAGAAAAATGGGACTTTAATATTCAAATGGAATGAAGAACAAATAACGTTGCCAAAAGTGCGGCCATTATTGCCGGCTGAACCAATTTTAGGGCAACGACGAGGTAAAACGGTTTGGTTGGTGTTTTTTAAAGGTGAGGAGTAAATATGTTACAGATAACAGTATTTATAAATGGTGCGACTAGAAGATATTTTACAAATTCATTTAATCGTTACAACTTTCGCAATGAAGAAATGAAGGCGTATGACTCAATGTTACGAAATGTAGATTTGGGAAATGTACAAACAATTAAATTTATCGATGTTGTTACAAATGCAAATGTTTCGGTATCACCTATTACATGCTTAATTGAATGTGAGGAAGTCATAGAAGATGGAATTAGTACAAAGGAAGCGTAAATACTATATTAAGTGGTGAAATGTTTTGATAAAGGGGAATACATGAAATTCATAGATTTTTTTAGCGGTATTGGTGGTTTCCATTCCGGCTTAGAAAGGGCCGGAATGGAGTGTGTTGGTTGGTGTGAGTTTGATAAGTTCGCGCAAGCATCGTACCGTGCAATGTATGATACAGATAATCTGTGGTTTGGCGATGATGTAACAAAGGTTAAGGGGAAGCACTTGCCGAAGGCTGACTTGTGGACGTTTGGCTTCCCTTGCCAAGATATAAGCGTTGCTGGAAATCAAAAAGGCATTAAAAAAGGTACTAGAAGTGGTCTATTTTATGAAGTTATGAGGTTAATCGATGAGTGCGAAGAAAATAAACCCAAATGGCTTGTGTGTGAAAACGTTAAGAATTTGTTATCAATCGACGGGGGGGGGCGGATTCCTCACCGTTGTTAGTGAAATGGCAGAAAGAGGGTACTGTATTGAATGGAAAGTGTACAATTCCAAAGACTACGGAGTCCCTCAAAACCGAGAACGTGTGTATATTGTTGGACGTTATGGAAACGGAAGTTCCGGAAATCTATTACCTATCAAAAGAGAAAACACAACAACTCTTAAGCAGATTATAGGTGGCTCACAAGGAGAACGAGTTTATAACCCTGACGGCGTAAGCTGCACATTATCCGCACAAGGTGGTGGAATGGGTGCTAAAACTGGTTTATATGAAATCGATACAAATAAAGTTCAAAGTATCGGAAATGGTTCACGTTATGAAACGGATAATACCGTATGGCCTACTGGTTTAGCTGGTACGTTGACGGCTACAGATTATAAGCATGTTCCTAAAGTAGCTATTAAAAATGCAACTAAAACAGGATACACAATGGCAGAAATAGGCGACGGCATAGACCTTGCATATCCAGATAGTGAAACACGCCGAGGAAGAGTACAACCTCAACGATCCAACACATTAACAACTAGCGATAATCTGGGCGTATTGGTTAATGATGAGCCTATTCGCATTAGAAAACTAACGCCTAAAGAGTGTTGGCGATTACAAGGTTTTACAGATGAACAGTACGAAAGAGCAGCGGCGGTAAATAGTAACAGTCAATTATATAAACAAGCTGGTAATGCCGTTACTGTGAACGTAGTAGAAGAAATAGGAAAGCATATTATGAAGGTAAATGCATATGGTGGCGATGATGAAAAGCGTTATATTGGATAGAATTACCAAAGAATACGAACACGATTTATTAGAAAGCGCCTTAACGGTTGTTATTGGCGATGAAATTATAAAGCCGGAATTAGTAGATAGCTGCATAGGCGCCGAAGGGCATTACAACTTAATGTACAGGCGAAAAGATAAAAATAAGCGTTCTTGCGGGGTTGGCGTAACACTAGAAAGTTTGTACGGACATGGTAACAGTTTAGAAAAGAACGTGTATCTAATTAAAACAACGGCAAAACAATTGATGTTAGAAGAGGAATTATAAAATGACGAATGAGCAAAAATGGTTATTAGAGCAAATGTATAACGAAGGGTATAGGGATATCAAAATTGAAGGCGTGTATGCATTCTTTGTAAATCCTACATTTATAGAAAACGGCGGTAATTTTAAGATACGCGATCATACCCCAAGAATTCCATGCAAGGTGCTAGGGTTAAATCCTAATATCCGTAAATATTCCATTGCGGATCTATTGGGTGTTGTGGATTGGGAAAAGGTTCCAATTGATACGCGAATAGTTGTAAAAACCAAGGTAATGAAATTAAAACGGTATTTTGCTGGATATAGACCCGGTAAGGTTCGTTATTATAGTGCCGGCTTGACTAGCTGGAGCAGTAATTGTGGTGAATTTGGAATTGAAGAAATTGATTGCGATAAAGTTGATTTAGCAGAAAGATTAACGGTGTTTCCTTATGAGTGTGATTGATATTACATTAAAAGGCCGTCCAATTACCAAAAAGAACCACGGGCAAATAGTGAAATCTGGAAACAAACGGGGTTACATTCCGTCAGAAAGCTATAGGAATTACGAAGATGCTTGTTTATGGCAACTTGCTGGAAAGAAATTGCATATATCTGGCATCATCGTTGTTGAATGTAAATACTATCTTCCAAATAAAAGAAGCTGGCCGGACTTAATCGGATTGCTACAGGCAACCAGCGACATACTGACAAAAGCCAAAGTTATCGACGACGATAAATGGATATGTTCATATGGTGATAGCTGCATCGCTGGTATTGATAAGGAAAACCCGCGGGCAGAAATACGGATAATGGATAGGAAAAATAAAGTATTGGAAGCGTTATTGAAATGAGGGTACAAATGAAACTGCTTAATAAAATTAAACGCATGTTAGGATGTAAGCACTATAATGCGGATGCAATCAAAGTGAAACGATGCATGCCGGGCGTATTGATGCCTAAAATTGGTAGTGAAGATGCTGCGGGAATGGACTTTTACCAACCGGAAAGCGTAGCTATTGAACCGCATCAAACGCAATATGTATCACTAGGTTTAGCAATGGAAATTCCAAAGGGGTATATGTTAATGCTTGCGCCACGATCGAGCATGAGTAAAACACCGTTAGTTATTCCAAACTCATTTGGTGTGATTGATGCAGATTACCGAGGGGAAATCAAAGGTATATTCAAAAATACCAGTGATGATGCGTATTTAATCCAAAAGGGTGATAGATTATTGCAAGGTATCCTTGTACCAGTTGGCGCATTAAAGTTGTTAGAAGTTGATGAATTAACCGAAACGGTGCGCGGCGCCGGTGGTATCGGTAGTACTGGTAAGTAATAAGAAGAGGTAAAAATGATTAGAATTTGGGAGAAAACATATATGGAAAATCTAGAACAAAATTTAGCGGATGTGAAGCAAACTGAAATTAAAGAGCCAGAATGGCAAACTCGGTTTAGAATTGAATATAGTGAATTAAAAGAACGATATACCAAACTTCATAAAATGTTGGTTAAATACGATGCAGGAACCTTAGAATTTAAGCCTACTTGCTCTATTGAATTATTGCGCAAACAAAAAGCCACTATGGGGGAATATCTAAATATTCTTGAAATTAGAGCGGAAATCGAAAAAGTAACATTATAGGCGAAAGGGGAAATGTATAATGCCTATTATTGATCCGATGTATTTGTATTTGATTGAAATATTGCATAATATCGATGTACTTAATCAAGGTTTGTTTTTATTGCTAAGTATTGCAATGTTTATATTAGCTGTTTGCTATGTTGGTGTAAATGAAATGCCAGATGAAGATATAGCGGCGTTAAAGTGGTGGGCAAAGGTTATTGGTACGGCGTGGTTGGTATCGTTATCAATTTCTATATTTGTGCCAACAAAAGATATGATGTATAAAATGTTATTGGCTCACTATGTAACAACAGACAATATCCAATTAGTGAATGATGCTATCAAAGGTAATTTACAGGATTACTTAAATATGTTAGGGGAAGCAGTTAAGAATATGAAGTAAAGGGGAATATATGACGGATAAAGAATACAGAGAATTAGCCAAGGAATACCTAGAACCAATTAAATTAATTACAATGAAAATTAAATCATTGAAAGAAGATCTAAAGCATTTGCAATCCGATATAACAACAATCGGGGCAATTGATTATAGTAAGGAACGTTTAAGCGGTGGCGGAACGCCGGGCGGGTTAGACCGTCAAATAGTACGCCTTGAAAGTAAGCGCGATGCAGCACAAAAGGAAATAGGGGCGTTGATTGATGAGCGAGAAACCGCAGCAGATATTATTAACACATGCACAAAAGGAAAAGAAAATATACTATTGATGCGTGAATATGTTGATGGCAAAAGTGCTAAACATGCACGGTATTTTACAGACCTTGAAAAGTCGCAAGCCAGCGAACTAAAGACGGCTGGACTTATCAAAGTAGGGTATTATTTACACCATACATATTATCCAAGCATGTATACTGCTAAAACGGTACAAGTCGGAATACATCGGACTATATCGGAAACATATGGAAAATCATAATATAGTATAATTATAGTGTCATATGTAGCTTTGAACGACATTGACTAAATTCTCCTATTAAACATACGACACCGTGGGGAACTATAAACGTTCCCCTTGTGTGTTGTAAACAGATACCGGCGTTAAATTCCTTTCAACGAACACATGCCATTTGAGATACGATCCTTGTTAAATATGTACGTCCTAATACCATAACTACTTGTACGATTTCATAGATTGCCGGTATTTGTTTAGAACATACAAACAAAATGAATAAAACTAAAATAAAATGGGGTATATCCACGGCGATATATCCCATTTCTTGTATAAAAGCAACATTTAATTATTGAAAACTGAACATGCTGCATTTATTATGTAAAGGTTTTAGACCAAATTAACCCAAATTGTTTTGATGCTAGATCACATTAATTTGTGGCGTGTTTGGTTTTGAGTAATTAAAAAGCCGCTATTATCTAGCGGCTAACATTTGGCGTATTTGATTATTCATTTCTTGTTGGTACTCTTTTATTGATTATTCAAATAGGAAAGCTATAGATTGTTTTGTAAGATTGCTGGAAGTAAGAACAACTTCATCGTTCACCATAAAAGCTTTTAAAGGTGGTTGAGATTTTAAGAAGTTGTAAACCTCTTCTTCTGTAATGTTGCATTTAAGAATTTCGCATGTGATGTAATCTTCAACGTCATAAAGTTTTTTAGTCATTTGCATTGTTTTATTCTCCTATTTATTCTTTTGAATTGCGGACAACATTTTAACCGCCATATTGATTACATATTTAGGGGCGTTAGAACCATACTCCCAATCTTGGAAGGTACGGAGTGGCATCTCTAAATATTCAGCCGCAGCCTTTTGGGTGAGACCCGCTTTTAAACGGGCCTCTTTTATTTTGTTGCTTGAAGTGGTCATTATTAATTCCTCCTTATTCATAAATGTGAGTTGCGATAACTTGATTATTTGTGTCTAGTAATTGCCATTCAAAACCGAATGACATAGTTGAAATAAATTCAGATGCTTGTGATTGGTTATCGAAGTTCCAAGTTTGATTTGAGTTCAAGTCTTTTAATGTGTACATTTTTGTTTCTCCTTGTGATTAACTATTGGGGTTCGCTCCCCTTACCTTGATTAGAGTATAACACGGTCGCCGCGACACGTCAACCGTATTTTTAAAATTACACGAAATGTGAAATATGATTATTTGAAAGGATAGCAATATGACGCAAATTCATTGTGATAGAAAGCATTGTTTAAACAATGATAAGCACGGCATATGCACGGCTGAAACAATCGAATATAACGGACGATGCCAAACATATTGCATTAGCCAACATGCATCTAAGCAAGCATCTGGAATATGTCAACGATCACATAGAAGAATGAAAAGTAAAGATAACAATATATTGCGATAGGAAGTGAATATCAATGAACTACATGCCTAAAATTAAAAAGGTAATTGCGGCATTACAAATCAAAAAGGGTTTAAGGTATGTGATTGATACTCGCCAATCATGGAGCAAGTGGGATAAGCCGTTTAAAGTATTTATCGTGAGTCGTATGTATAGCGAAGCAGAGTATGCAAAGGCGTTCCCAGAGAAATATAAACAAAATCCATTTAAAGAAGGGCAATTATATAAGAAAGTGGCTGAATACGATACATTAAAGCCACATGAGTTGTTATTATATCTAGTTAATGTGTTGAAAGGTGGTGAGCGTAGTGAGTGATATTAAATTAAAGCCTAAAGAGTTAATATTTGCAGAAGAATGGCTAAAGACTACGAATGCCACGCAATCAGCAATAAAGGCTGGTTATAGTGAACGAACGGCGTATTCAGCTGGTAGTCGACTGTTGAAAAAAGTTGACGTAAAACAATATATAGACGAACGACTAGCAGAAATGAAAGAAAATAGCATTGCCGATACTGACGAGGTAATGCAGTTTTTATCTAGTACGATGCGCGGTGATATTCCAGACCAGTTTGGACTAGATCCGGCGTTGAATGATAGGATAAAAGCAGCTGAATTGATTGGTAAACGCTATAAGTTGTTTACTGATAAGCAAGAAATCAGCGGAACAGACGGCGAAGCTATCAAGGTAGTATTTACCGGAATGAATAAAGAATAACGGAGAATTGTATAAAACTATCAAGAAATGGGGTATATCCACGACGATATATCTCATTTTTTGTATAAATCTATCAAAAATGGAAATAACGATTGACTATAAGCCAAACGAAAAACAAAATATATTCCACAATACAACGGCACCGTATGCGGTGTATGGTGGCGCTCGTGGTGGCGGAAAAACAAAGTCATTGATTATGGATGTGCTTATTTATGCCTTAACCTATCCGGGTAGCCATTGTTATATATTCCGTGAAACATATCCGAATTTAGAAGCTAATGTTATCCGTGAATGGATACGAAGCGTACCGCCAGAACTGTACAAGTATTCCGACCAGAAACACATAGCGACATTAAAGAATGGCAGTCAAGTATTGTTCCGTTATGTGAAGAATGACAAAGATGCCGAGGGTTATCAAGGGCAAGAATTTGATTACTTAGGCATTGACGAATTAACCAAGCATACAGAACGCACGGCCGAATTATTAACGGCTTGCCTTCGTAGTGCTAAAGGGTTTCCTGTTCGCTTTCGTGGCAGTTGTAACCCCGGTGGCCGTGGACATGGTTGGGTGAAACGTAAATACGTAGAAGCGACAGATTACGGCGAGAAAACCGTGATAGATCAGACCACAGGGCTTGAAAAAGTGTTTATTCCGGCACAGGTATACGATAATTATGTATTGATGAAGAATGACCCGAATTATGTAAAGCGTTTGGAAGCGTTGCCGGAGCAAGAAAAGAAAGCGTTCTTGTATGGTGATTGGGATGTATTTATTGGACAAGTATTTACCGAATTCAATCGTAGTGTCCATGTAGAAGAGCCTTTTGAAATTCCGCAAGGCTGGACGCGGGTTCGTTCAATGGACTGGGGTTTTAGTAAACCGTTTAGCATTCATTGGTACGCTATTGACTATGAAGGAGTTGCGCATTGTTACCGTGAATATTACGGTTGCACAGGTGAGCCGGATGTAGGTTTGAAACTAACACCGGATGAAGTCGCTGCCGAAATGGCTAGATTAAGCGAGGGTGAAACCTATGCATATGATATAGCCGATAGAGCGATATGGCAGAAAGACGACCGCATGAAGTGGAGTATTCAAGGTGAGTCTATTGCCGAAATATTTGCACGTCATGGAATTAACTTTACTCGGTCTAATTCTGAACGCATTCCGGGCAAGATGATGGTTCATACCTACCTAAGGGAGAAGAAAATCAAATTCTTCTCTACGTGTAAGCATATTCTAAGAACACTACCGGAATTAGTATATGACGAAAGCAAGCCGGAAGATGTTGATACAACGCAAGAGGATCATGCATATGATGAGTTTAGATACTTTTGCATGAGCAGACCTATTACACCTAAGAAACCGGAGAAACCATTTAGTGACGGTTACAGGTACGATGATGATACAGAAGGGGAAGTTACTGCGTGGGGCGTATGAGTGAAAAGGCGTTACGTGATTACGCCTATAAGGTGTTAAAGTCAGAATATGGCGAACGCGAGGAAAAGGGCGTTATTATTCCGGCAAAATACACCGATGCGGAATTGGCAGAATTTGCACGAGCAATGCCGCAATGGCAAATAGAACAAATGTACGATATGATATATGGTTCTGAAATGGTGGAATAATGGATATAGAACAAACATTCGATATATACGAAGCGAAAAATAATGTTAAAAAAGCATTAGAAGCCACGTCAGATTGGCGCAAAAGTGCTGCCGAGGATTTTGCATTTATGCAGGGCAAGCAATGGGAAGATGCTGATTTGGCTAAAATGCGTGAAGCTGGACGGCCAGCGATTACAATCAATAGAATTAGACCGGTTATTAATCTGTTATGTGGATACGCATCGCAGAATGAAACAGAACCGGACTTCTTGCCACGTAGTGAAGAAGATGACCGCATCAGTCGAGTGGCTAAAGGTATTACAAAATATTGCTTAGACCGCGCGAATTATCAACGCAATAAGGGGAAATGTTTCCGCGATAAGATTATTTGCGGTTTAGCTAATTACTGGGTAAGTTATGAATTCGATTACACGAAGTTAGATGGCACTATTCAAATAGAACGTGTTTCTCCGTTCGATGCTTTCATAGATCCAGAATGTAAAAAAGATGATTTAAGCGATGCTCAATATGTTGGCCGATATAGTTGGGAAGGTACGGCAAAGTTAAAGCAAGTATATCCGGATAAAGCCAATGAAATCGATACACTTAGACATAAATATGATGATACCGAACAGGAAGCCGGCGTTATTGAAACGGTAGACGGTGAGGCCCTTTGGTATAACAATAGCTACAATAAAATTCGTGTAGTGCAATATTGGTATAAGGAATACGGCAAGAAACATGTATTCATGACAAAAGAGGGTTTGGTTGATGAAGAAAACCCTTTGTTTACCGTATTAATGGCTATTGGCAAAAAGCCTACTAGCATACCAGATACTAAAATCAGATATGCGACATTCGCCGATGATGTACTACTAGAAGAGGGCGAAAGCCCGTATAAGCACGGTAAATTTCCATTAGTACGTGAATATTGTTACTATACAGGCGAACTAGCAGAAGATGAACTAGAACCGGCTGGCGTAGTTCGTGATATTAAGGATGCACAACGTGAACTCAATAAAAACCGTAGCCAACGCATGCATGTTGTTAATCAACAGTCTTTAGGTGTTAAGTTCTGGACTGGCCAAATAGATGAACGTGTTAAACGTGATATTGAAAAGAACAGTACAAAACCGGGTGCAAATATTATGCTACCTCCGGGAGTAACATTCCAAGACGGAACGCCGGCAATGGATAGCAATATTAATTTAAGCCTTGAACAACAAGCAAGTAATGACTTTTATTCCATTAGCGGTATCACTCCGGAAAGTCTAAGCGGTAGCGTTGGCGCTATGAGTGGTAAGGCGATTGATCTCCGCCAATCAGTAACTACCGTTCAAACGGCTGGCATCTTTGAACAGGCGAAAGAAGCAGAACGGCAAATTGTAAAACTCTTATGGGGCGAAAAGAACGCTCCGGGGTTAATTCCTCAATTCTATAATCAAGATAAAGCAATGCGCATCATGGGCGATGATGGACAAAAGGAATTTGTACAGATTACACCGGGCCTTAATCAACCAATGCAAGAACAGGTTATAACTGATGCACTAGGTCAACCGCAATTAGACCAAGAAGGTAACCCAATTAAACAGGTGCTATATGATCTAAGCTGCTTTGATTTTGATATTGTGATTAGTACAAGCCAAGCAAGCGCAACGGCAAGACGTGCTAACCTTTATCAATTATTGGAAGCTAAGAAATCCGGCGTTGATATTCCTATGGATATTATCCTTGATTTTATGGACTTCCCAGAAAAAGAAACCGTCAAGAAACGTATTCAAGAAGCAAGCGAAAAGCCGGCTATGCCAGAATTGCGTGTTAGCGGTAGCCTAGATGATATGCCAGCGGAAGCATTAAGCATGTATTTACAAACGCTAGGCGTTGAGATTTCACCGCAACAAATCATGGCGGAACGGTTAGCCTTGAAAGGTAGACAACAAAACATTCAAAATGCACCGCAAATTTTACCGCCTGTGAACGATTTGGGCGGTATGTAATATAAACTATCAACACAATAATAAAACGCTCCTATATGGGGCGTTTTTTATATTTCGCCCTAAGCAACGGCGTTAAACTACTTGCACTCATCTATTCGCCCTAAGCAACGGCGTTAAACTGCCATATTCTTATATTCGTCCGGCAATGACGTTAAAAGGCAAAGGAGTATTTGATATGGAAAAAGATTTAGTAAACATCGAAGAAGCTGGTTTCACTCCAGAAGATTTAGAAAACGCAGGCGTAGAACTGGAAGATACAACCGAAGAAACGAATACACAGGAAGGTGCAAACGATGTTCCCTCTACTGAAACGCCGGAAAGTGATGCGAATGATGCGGAAGTAGAAACAGAAACGCCGAATACTAACGAAGGTGAAACGGAAGAAGAAACGCATGCGAACGATCAGAACTTAAAAGCGGCACTTGCACAGGAACGCGCAAGACGTAAAGCAGCGGAAGAACGTGCTAGACAATTCGAAGCGCAACAAAAACCAATTGAGTTACCGCAAGAAGAAGTATCAAATATTCGCGACTTCGTACGCCGTGAAGCGTTAAAACGTTTCAATATGACGGCGGAAGATTTAGAAGGTTTGATGTATGAAGATGCTGAAAAGTACAACGAATTTATTCGTTTTGAAGCTAATGCAGAATATGCGATTACTAATCAGCAAATTGCAGTACATCAACAACGGCAAACTAACCTAAATTTCGTAAATGAAATTAAATCGCTACCAAACTTTAACGAGTTGTATCAACGCGGTTTAGACAAGTTAAACGGAATGACGATGCGCGATGCACAACCGATTAACGATGCATTTTATCGTGTTGATATGGGCGAAGGTACCGAAGCCGATTTTGAAACTATTAGAAAATTTGTTGATGAATTGCAAAATGAACGGGCGACAAGTACCGAAGTACCAAACAACCCACTAGAAGTAGCGGCGACATTGCCTAAGGCTGGCGCACTCAATGGTGGCGTTCCTACACCTAACAAGGTAACGGAAGAAGATATTTTGAAAGCGTATGACACAGGCAATCTTGATGCATTGCCGGACGATGTACGCAAATATTTTGACGAATTATAAGAGGTAATATATGGCAGAACAAAGAAATCAAGTTACTATCCCAGCGGCGTTAGTCCCTAAGATTTGGACTAAAAAAGTGTGGCATGAAGGATTAAAAGAGTCTTTCTTCGATAAATTCACCGCACTTGATGGCTCTAACGTTGTACATAAAAACAAAGATTTAGAAGGCGTAAAAGGTGATGCAGTTACATTCGGCTTAATGATGAATTTAAGCGGTGCCGGTGTTGAAGGTAACCGTGCGACATTGACTGGTAACGAAGAAACGTTGAATATCTATGATTTCACCGTACAAACTCAATTAGTACGTAATGCGGTTTCTCGCTATGAAGCGGACGACCAAAAAACACAATACGATATGCTAAAAGAAATCAAAGGTGCGTTAAAACAGTGGCTCGCAGATTGGCAAGATAACAAGTTAATCGCTAAGCTTTCCGCATCTCCTACATCTGGTGAAACACTTTATGCATCTTCTGCCGGTACGCAAGCATCTATTACGGCTAACGATAAATTGACTACTACACTCATTTCTCGTGCTAAACGTAAGGCGCAAATGCACGGGCCTAAAGTGCAACCGATTAAAGTTGACGGCATGGACAAATTCATTATGTTGGTTTCTCCTTGGGCGGCTCGTGATTTGAAAGATGATGCTAAGTGGCTTGCAGCACAACAAAACGCTAACGTGCGTGGTTCTAAAAACCCTATCTTTACAGGTGCATTGGGTGAATATGACGGCGTTATTTTGTACGAATATGAACGTGTGTTGAACGACAAAACAGGCGCATCTAACGCTAACGTATGCCATAACTTGCTTTTAGGTAAACAAGCGGCATGCTTTGCGGTATCTCGTCCGGCTAAACATATCAAACAAGTGGACGACTACGGCAACGTAGAGGGCAATGGTATTGCTTTCTATGGCGCAATCGAAAAATCCAAATTCAATAGCAAAGATTACGGCGTAATCAATGTTATGACTGGTGGCGTAGTAGAAGCGTAAATATGATAGGCGGGGTAACACCCGCCTTTATTCTTATATGGGGTGAATATGAACGTAAAACACATTATCAATAGGGCGTTCATGCAAATAGGCGATACCTCGCAAGAACAATATACTCCGTATTACTTATTGGAGTATTACAACGAAGGCAATCACTTATTAAATGCCCTAATCGGTCAATATTGCCCGAGCCTTGCAACAGGAACATTTGAGGGTACCGGAAACGGACGGATCACTTTGCCTTTTCAATGTATCAGTATATTGAAAGTCAAAGCAGATGATGCGGAAGTAGATAGGTACCAAGTATTGAATTTGCAAACGGTAGTATTTGATGCGGACAAAGAGCAGAAAATCACCGTTGATTATATAAAGACTGCGGGATATAAGATGCTCGAAGATGATAGCGGACTACCGGCAGAACTAGAAACATTATTAGTTGACTATGTCGTATATAGGGTTATGAACCTTGATATTTCCGGAATATCGGCAAATATGATTAGTGCATTGCAATCGATTAATAATGGGTTAGGTAACAATGATAGTGTAATTGCGGAAGGATACTGGAATTATGGTAGTAAGCGAATTGATTACTCTCGTTAATGTAGAGTCAAACGAAATCCTTGATGAACAACTAGAATATATCCAGTACATTAACGCAGCGATTGACTGGCTAACGACTATCCTAGTTAGTATTAAAGATCGTGAAGTAGTTAAGAATATGGATATACAGGATAAAAGGGCGGTTCCTTCCGATTTTATGGGGTTCGTTCCTAAAACTGGCTATCCTATCCGCATCATAAACGGAACATTTGAAACGTATGACGGTGAAACGGTTAATCAAGTGTTTTATAGCGTAAGAAAAAATCACATTGATGATTTAGATGACACTATTCCGTTTTCCGAATTCTTTCATAGTTATCTAGTGCAATTAGTATCTTTCATGGTGAAGAAAAAATCACTCATGACTGATTATGCTGCGTATGATAAGACGTTCATCGATTACATCACGGAACAAATCAAAACGGCACGAGGTATCACATAATGGGCGTAAAACAGGTAGCAATAACAAACGGCTTCCGATTGGGCCTTGATTGGTCGAACCCACCGGAGAATATAGACGTTCAAGCTTTGACACAGGCTAGGCAATGCGAATTTGATAGAACGGATAATGCACTCCGTACCGTTCCGGGAGTTCGTATATTGTATGATTTTGGGTTGCCTGTAGAAACCTTGTATTATGATGTGTACCGTAACAAATGGTACTTTTCTAGCGGTAGAAATTTATATTCGACTGATTTCAATACTAATACACTACTAGGTACGTTAAACGGCACAGGAGAGCCAAAATATCATGCATTTGGCGGTGATATTCTTATTGCTAGTGGTGATAAATTACAAGTTATCTCCGGTGCTGGTAAATTGGCTACTATCGAAAGTCCTGTATGTGATATAGTATCAAGTCATTCTGGGCGTGTGCTGATTGCATCGACTCATTCGCATCGGTTGAACTGGTCGGCAGTAGGCGACTACAACGCATGGACTCACAACAATAACGATGCATCTAGTGCGCAATATGTGGATGTTGGGTATAAAGACCAAGGCAGCATTATTGCCGTAGATTTCTTATCACGTGCAATTATCGTATATAAGGAATATGGCCGTGTGTACCAAGTAATTGGTACGCCAGATGCACGGAATTTAACAGTATACCCACTTTCCTCTACCGGCTATTGTAGCGGTGCAACGATAAGCATTGATGATCGCAGTTATTATTTAGGCAATCAAGGGTTTATGTCTTTTATGCCTACAAATACGTATGCAGAAATACAACCGTTTGAAACTGGATTGAACATTAACTCATATCTATTGAAGTACATTACAAAAGATTGCGAAGCGTGGCATATACCCAGTCGTAAGCAACTTTGGATACGTCCATATAACGGTGATACAGTATTTATCTATCATTACCTACCACGCTATGAGGACGGTCGAGGTGTGTTTACATCAAGAAAATTCACGCACAACATCAATGATGCGGTGAATGTAGATAAAGAAGTATACATAGCTTACGGCAATAAAATTGGTATTCTTGACGAAACTATAGATACCGATGATAACGTACAAATTCAAACGTCTATAGTTAGCGGTAATAGATTGGCAACAAGGCAATTCATACTAATTATGAATTATAACTTTGTAACGCATAACCTAATACCCGGATACGGCACGATTGGCATTTCTAATAAGAAACCTAAACCGATTGAATTTGCTAGTAAGGCAGTTAAAACCTACTATGCGAACTTTAAGACTTACGATTATAAAGCGTTGATGAATGTCAATGAATATACAAAGGCTTATAAAATTGGTGGCGGTGCTAACAGAAATGTACAATTCAAAATCAATGTTCAAAAGGGCGCTATTTCATTACGCCAACTAGATTATACATATGAAGAGGTTTAATAATGGCTTATAAAGAAAAATACCCTTTGGATATTACGCCACAGGGTGATACAGTTCCGGAAAGCATACAGAAAAACCGGAACGAATTATTGAACATCGCACAAGCAATGGAGTTAAAATCCGGTGGCGGTGGCGGTGGCGGTGGCGGTGGCCTACGCAATCGCGTGTTAAGTGGCAAAGTAAGTAACGGGGAATTCGCCTTTTTAACCGGCGATAATCTAAGCGTGATGATTGACGGCAGTCAAACACCAGTTCTTTTGTCATTTGCTGACGGTTTCAACGATTACGGCGCGGTTGATTACATTCAAACAATTAACCGTAAGCAAAGTGCATGGAGCCTACCGGCCAATAGTACATCGTATCTGTATGTCGAACGCTCCGCATCTGGGGGCCTAAGCTATGGCAGTACAACACTTGAACCATTGCGACAACCAAACGCACCGGAAGCGGCAACAGATAAAATGTACTACAACACCACAAGCGAAAAAATGAATGTATACACCGGCACATACTGGAAAAACATTCTACGTGTAGTGGTAGCCATAGCGGTAACAGATGCAACGCGTGTAAAGTCAATCAAGTATTATGATCCGTACCTAAACACGGCAACAGATGCGGTAATTGGTAAACGTAGGGTTGCCGGTAAGGACTATTTATTAACAGAAATACTTAATGCATTGGCTGACACAATCAAAAACATAGCTGGTGATGAAACATTCACCACTAACCCGGCAATGACATTGAAAGCAATTTCTGGAACAATCAAAGATTTAGAAAAAATCTATTACAAGAGAACAGATACCGTAGCAGAAGCAACGCATGCAGCAAGCGCAGATGAAGCAAAACATGCAAAAAATGCCGATACTGCAACAAACGCAGAAGCATGTGTTAGAAAGGCCGGCGATACTATGACGGGAACGCTAAAGGTTCCGGGCCTTTCCAGTAATCATATTGATTTAGATTATCTTGCTAACAATAAAACCAATTATAGCGGGTTAACATTTGGCGAATGTAACAACTACGATATATGGGGATATAAATTTTGGGGTATTGGCGTTATGTTCCCATGGTATACAAGCGAAGATCGCGTCTTAGGTACTCAATTATATTTTGCCAATAGTAATGCCGCCTTTATCCGCTTTGACACAAACACAAAAGGCATGAAGGAATGGCAACGTTTGGCAACGTTTGAAAGGGATAATTCGCTAACATTCCCAAATGGCGCTAAATTGAGGATTGAATAATATGCCTAATATCGTATTAGAAAAAAACGGTCAAACATACCGTTTCGGACTTAACACAGATAAATCCGTAACAAATGGTAAGGCGGTACCAGTAACATATAACGGCGTTGATTACTACGCACGATATGGAAACGATGCAACACCGTTAAAAATCGAAGTGAATGGCCGGACGTATTATATCCAATATAATGCCATAGAATTTGCGCGCTATTATTGGGAACGCCGTGCAAGTGATACAAGCGGATACAGTACAACTTTGTTTTTCCCTAAAGGGCGGTATCGCGTAACACTTGATGGTAGCAATAAAAGAAGCTGGGATATCAATGTTAATGATAACGGGAATAAAACCGTATCGATCCGTATATTGGATTCTGGGTATAACCGGCGTTTAGAATGCTCAATAAGTGGTTCATTTAATAGTTACGTCCCAGCCGGTCAAAACTGGAATAGAGTAACGATTGAACGAATAGGGGAATAACGATGCAGCTTGATAGCTTAGAACATATGATAAAAGATTATGAGCGGCGCACAGGCGAAAGAGTCAGTCTAAGTGGTTTTTACTTTGACGAAAACAGCAATTACAAAGATAAGTATAACTACTACTTTAAATGGTTCCCAAATGCTGGTTTCCTATTCTGGAGCATCAATGAACATGACGGCCAACGGTACTTTACTATCTGGCAGACATACGGCGATATGAAAGTAATAGGAAAATACATCGTTGAAGTAATGAAGATGAATGATCTTGATGTAATTGTTACGGCTACACATCGAAGCGTGCGCGGTTTTATTAAAAAGTGGAACATGGAACGCGTTCCAAGTATGGACTATACCTATAATGGGTTTGATTACAAAGTACTGAAAACGGTGCGTAAACACCTTGAAGCGACTTTGTAGAAAGGAAAAGCATGTTTAAATTTGACTTGCAATTATTCGGCGGTGGCGGTAAAAAGTCGAAGGTAAGAAGCATTGATGCTAAATTACCTACGGCAACGGCTGACGAAAAGCAACTATTACAAGGCCAAATGGATTGGATTAATAACACAAATCGAAGTGCCAACGCCTTGCAAGGTATGGGCGATGCAGCTTTAAGCAATGTTATTACTCCGCAATATGGCAATATGTATAATGCTTATTTAGACAGTAACAAAGCTAACCAGAACGCAATAGGCGCGTTACAAAATCAAATTTCTACGGCTGGGGCCAAGAATTTGACGGATAACACGCGTTATGCAAATCAGTTAGCGGCAAGCGTTGATACAATGAACAACGGCGCAAGCCAGTTAGCCAACGAATACAACGGCGCATTATTACAAAATCAAAATGCTATGGATAGCATCACAAACGGCCAACTACCTACAGGCTATGCAGATGCTAGACGGCAAGCGTTAAACAATGATTTACAGGCTACAGTAGGCAATGCAGTTTCTAGCCTAGCAAGTCGCGGCATTGTGAATTCATCTATTACAGATAATGCATTAAATGATATTAGCAAGAACGCAGCGAATACGCTGGCATCGCAATATTCAAATGATTTAGGCCAAGCGGCTGCACTTAATACACAAGCGCTTAATAATAATTTAAGCGGTATCGGTGCAAAAATGGGCCTATGGGGTAATACCTACAACAACAACCAAAACGGTATTATCAATCAAGCAAATCTAATGAACCAAGGTTATGCAAATCAAATGAATAATGCGGGTACTGCTGCCGGCCTAGTAGGTCAGCGCGAAGGGTTAGCGCAAAACCCTATTAATACTGGCGCAACAACACAAAGTGCATCTACTCAACCGGCTAAAGATTACTATTCTATGAGCCAACTGAATAATGCGGATCAAGAAGATTTATTAAACAGATATATGACGTTACGCTATGGCTTAGCGCAACCAGCACAAACAATGGTTAAGCAAGGTAACGGTGGATTTTTAGGAGGTCTTATGAAAGGTTTTTGTTTTGTAGCGGGTACTGAAATTGCAACGCCAGAAGGTGGCAAGGTTATTGAAGCGTTTGTAAATGGTGATACCGTTATTACTTTGGGTGCGGTCAATGATGTAATTGAATTACACGATATGGGCGAAAAAGAAACACATCGCCTTGAAACCGCATCCTTTGGCGTTACAACCACAGACACAGAAAAATTCTTAACTCCGGAAGGATTAAAATTAGCCAGTGAATTAGTTGTTGGCGAAACAGTAGTAATGACTGTTAATGGTTATGAACCTGTAACGATTAGCGAAGCAACTGGCAATACTGAACATGTATATGAATTGCAATGTACTGGTGATAATCTCTTCTATGCTAACGGCATTATGGCGGAAGGCATCAATGAAGAGGAATTGAAAGCGATTGCAGATGCAAAGAAACTAACTGAAAACACCGGCAAGAAAGACAATAAAGAAACTGGTGAAGGAACAGATGAAACAAATGATCCAACAGATGAAAATTCGGAAGATACTAACGAAGTAACAGATGAAAAAGCAACAAAGAAAACTAAAGGTAAGAAATCGGAGAAAGTAGAGGAATAACACAATGGGCGTTATCTACGTAAAAGACTTTGAACCGTGGGCGGCGTTGGGCGAACTGGCCGGTCAATATTTCTCGCATCGTTTAGGTGCATTGCAGAATAATAAAATGGCTAAAGGCTATCAAGCAATGTTAGGCGGTGGCGGTGGTGCTGGAGTAGAACAAGACCCGAACACCCCGCAAATTATAGATAATAATAACCGTATGGCGGGAATGGGTATGCAACAACCTAATAGCGCCGGCCAAATTAACCAGTTATTGTCAAATTCTAATAACACATTCGCCAATAACTTGATGCAAAAGAACAATATCGGATTATGGGGCCAAAATCCAGCCGCACCAGCACAACCGATGCAAGCTAACACAGATGCACCGGCTGCACCAGTTCAACCACCACAACAAAATACAGGGTTATGGAACTTTGAAAATCTAAATAATACTGGTATTGGTAATGGTGTACCGCAAACGTATCAAGAAATGATGCAACAACGGGCAAACGCACCTTTTCATGGGGCGCCCAATTCGGCCGTAAATGGTAACGCCGAAGCGGATAAAGCGCCGGGCCAATACTCTATACCAGATAAAGCAACTATAACCAGTGAAGCACGCAAACGACTAGGGGCGAATACTCTCGCCCTTGTCAAAGCTGGTTTTGATTTCAAGACGGCGCAAGGTTTAGCCAACGAACAATATCAAACCGATATAAACAATATGTATACGCAACAAGTCAACGAATATCAAGAAAAAGTGCTTGAACCGATGCGACAACAAATTATGAATAATCTTGTATTTACACAAGATAAAGACGGCAACCCGGTCGTAGATACCTATAACACGAAACGTGTTAAAGGATTGGCGCCAGCCGTTGCTAGATTTAATTATTTAGCCGGAAAAATCGGTGCTAATACGATTGATATGAATAACTTGAATTCTATTGCGGCTCTTGATAAACCGGATTATAAATTCGCATCCGCTCAAAACGGCCATATTGTACGCTACAACATGGGCGACGGTACTATTCAAGATATGGGCGGTTACGGTAAAGTTGAAGCTAAGCAATTCGCTAATGGCCAAGTATTCGTAATGACACCAGACGGTCAAATGAAGAATATCGGTAACTTTGGTGCGAAGAATATTAAAGTTATGCCGGACGGTAAAACATATATTGTAGGTACAGACGGCACAATGAAATATGTAGGTACTCACGTAAAACCACCTACCGCATCACAAACAGGCACAAGTGGGTATAATGCACAGGTATTAAGAACACTATCTGCACAACATACGGCATGGGTGAAAGCTAACCCAGATAAGTATGAAACAGAAAGTCCTTATTATGGTAAATTACAAGGTGCATTAAACGGTACGCCAACGGCTGGAGGTGGTGGAACACCTACAGTAAAACGGCAACCTACATATTCAGCCGAGGAACAAGCAGCGGTTTCCAAGCGAATGAATGAACTATCAGCACAAGGCTGGAGTGATGATCAGATAGCAGCGGAACTTGATGCGGCTGGTTATGGTAATTATAAATCGTGGTTAAAGTCTTATTAAACATAAAGAGGTAAACTATGGGTGCATTTGATGATATTACAAGTCGTTATGGTAGTAATGCTAATAGCGGCAACGCTTTTGAAGATATAACAACCGAATACGGCTATGATGCGGATAATGTACCCAAGACTACATTATGGGACGGCATCAAAAATAATGCAGAGTGGGTGGCTAACGGCGTAAGCGATAAAGCTAATCGTGCAGTTAATCAAGTAGAAACTACTGCAACGAATATGAAAAATACGTTAGGTAATTGGTGGGACGGCACCGTCAATGCGGTTGATGCTGCACACGATGCACGTCGCCGTTCAATTAGTAACGCAGTAGATGCATATCGAAACGGTGAAATTGATGCAACCGAACTTGATGAGGACGGATATAACGAAGATTACAAAGCACCGGATTATGATGAGAAATCCAAGGCCGTATATAATCAAGTCGTAGGACGTCCGGCGGGTTATCTAGCTATTACGCCATACGTACACCCTTATGTTAGAGGGGCGGCCGGCATATTAGCGGCGCCTACAATCATAGGCGATGCGCAAGATATGTACGCGCAGAATTCAAGCGATTATGCGGAAGGTAACACGGAAAATATTATTGCCGATAGTCCGGCACTAACTACGGCGAAAGGATTTCTTATTGATCCGATAGCCAATCCTATTGGCCGTGCTATTGATAGTCCGGGTGAATTCGCACAAAATATCGTTGATAATCCTTTTAATGCATGGGACGATGTATTCTTACCGGCTGGCATGATACATGGGGTTACACCTAAAAGAGTATCTAGAGCAATCGGTGAACGTGTGGGGCGTGTTGGTGAACATATCAAAGAAAAGGCAACCAATGCATTTGAGGATATTGGGGAACGATTTACCAAAAATGAACCTAAATTCGAGGAAGGTGTTATGTATAACGCCTTTGATGATATCCCAGTACCGGAAGAGGTAAACGCAGTAGAACCGCGCGAATATTCCGAAGGCGGTTTAAACGGACAACCTATGGAAGGCGAAACAGGCAATATCCAAGCGGATATTTATAACCGATACCGTCAGAACGGGTTAAGCGACGTTGAAGCGGCTGGCATGACTGGTAATATTGGCGCCGAAAGTAGTTTTAGCACCACAGTTACAAGTGGCGACGGCTACGGTTCCCGTGGTTTGGTTCAATTTACTGGTGATAGACTTAACGGCGAAAATGGTTTATTGAAATTCGCAGAAAATCGTGGATTAGATCCGTGGGACTGGAGAACGCAAGTCGATTTCAGTGTATGGGAATTGCATAACACCGAAAGCGCCGCATTAAAAGAAATGCGTGCTAGACCAGATGCAACACCGGCGGAAATGGCAAAAATCATTCGTGAATATTATGAAAGACCAGACCCAGCAGTTGCACGTGATAATGTTCGTGCGGAAATTGCGGAAGATACATTTAAAGGCAATTATGGGAGATACGAAAATGGGCCACGTGATACATCATTTAAAGATAGTAGCTTAGACCCTAACAGAGTATCACATGAAGAACCATTTAGAGATGAGTTCATAGAACGTGATGCAGTAAAAGGAGAAGAACCGCACACAAATTTAAACAGTTTCGTTGAAAATACCGAAAAGAAATCGGTTAAAAACGATGATTTAGGTATAAACTATCAAGGCGAAGGTGAAACGGCTCGTACAGGCGAAATAAACGAATTTCAGCCTAAAGACCGCATGAGTACTGACTTTGTAGAGAATGAAACACCTAGAATTCAAGAAAATGCGATTGAAAATGATGTAAATAGTAAATTTAGGTACGAAGAAGATGCGCCAAACGTAAGTTTGAAAAATGCTATTGATGAATTGCCACTAAAAGCACGTGAAACAATCATCAACGAATTAAAAGACGTTGTTAAAAATGATGCATCTGAAACACGATTGACTGAATTAGAAAATAAAGTTCATTCTAATACAGAAATCTTGAAAGATTTAAACAAAGCGACTAAGCCGGATATTCCTAAAACGGAACTTGATGCGGTTAAGGCAAGATTATCTGAAAGCCTAGACGTACCGGTTGAAAGTTTGAACCATGAATATATGGAAACAGTTCGCCGTGATCGTGCTGCCGAATTAATCACCGATACGCAAGAACTTAAAATGTTACAAGTGGAACCGGCAGAAGGTGGCATGAGTCAATATGCTAAGCAGCCTAGCCAATTACTAGAAAATGCAACGCATGAGCAAGTACACGATGCAGTTGTAAAAGCATTTGACGGCAACGAAGCAATGGCAAATCGTTATTTAGAAAGTAAAGGCGTTAAACCTACTGAACCACTACAATATAGCGCTAAAGGTAACGAAACACCACATACGGAACAAAGTGAAGGCGTTGAACGTATGGGGCGTGCCGTTAGTCGTCGTGAAATTATTGATAGTATCAATAACCTATTCAATCAGCGTATAAAAACAGGGAGATTGGGAACTAAAAACGCTAAGGGTTGGTATAACCCTAATAGCGATGTAATCCGTACGGGGGCATATGGTGATATCCCTACAATGATGCATGAGTTAGGTCATTACATTGATAACCATAATGGATTTAGCAGTATTCCTAAGTTTGATACTGAATTGTTAGGTCAAGTCAAAAAGCGGTTTGGTACTAGCTATGATAATTTAGATGTAGCTGGTAAGCGTAAAGAGGGGTACGCAGAATTCTTTAAAGATTATGTATCAGACAGATCAAAAGCCAAACAGGAGTTTCCGGAGTTTTATAAACACTTCAAAGAAACTATAGAACGTGATAAGGCGTTAAATGGTATTGTTAATAAATTATCTAAACTAACTCATGAATGGCAAAAGCAGTCTAGCGCAGACCGTATCAAAGGTTCTATTTCCTTTGAACGAACCTCTAAAGCTGAACGTATCATTACGGATGCTAAAGATGGAAATATTAAAGATACCATTAAACGTGTAGCGAGTGATATCTATACAAAAGCTATTGATGAACTCAATCCATTGCGTGAAATGGTTGAGGAAGTGGAACATATCACAGGTGAAAAAGTAGCATTTAAAGATAATCCGTTTATGCAAGCGTGGTTGTCTCGTGGCTGGGTAGGCAAAGCAGAAGAATTTATAAAGCGTGGGAGACCAGAAAAGGGTATCCGTGCATTTGAGGATATTATTAAGGATATACCTCAAAAAGAACATAAAGACTTTAGCGCCTATCTTGTAGCGCTGCATGATTTAGACCTACACCGTAACGGCCAGATGCCTACATTTACACTAAAAGAGGATTTATCGGCCGTTAAGCAGTATGAAAAAAATCCTACATTCAAAAGCGCTGCTAAAGATATTCACCGTTTTCAAGATTATATGCTTGCAGAACTTGTAAATAACGGAATATTAAAACCGGAAACATACCATTTGTTGCGAAATAAATACCCTAACTACGTTCCATTTTTCCGCGATTTCTCGGCAGAAAGTATGGACGGGTTCTTTTCTAGTTCTAAAGGGTTTGTCAACGTGGCTAATCCTATTAAGCGGTTCAAAGGCAGTACACGTGATATTATTGATCCATTAGAAAGCATTGTAAAAAATACATACCAATTCTACAATGCAATCGAGCGAAATCACGTGGGCGTTACCTTTGCCAAGTTAGCAAATAAACCGGGCGTAGGAACCATTATCGAAGAGGTAAGAGGTAATAGACCAGCAAAATCTACAGACAATACATTTTCTGTTTGGGTTAAAGGAAAAAAAGTTGTATATGAAACAACTCCGGAATTAGCGCAAGCAATGAAAATGATGAATAAGGATACAAGCAATTTTTTAACCAAGGTATTGCAATATCCTGCTAGTTGGTTACGTGCTGGTTCAACTGTTACCGCCGGCTTTGCTATCACAAACGCCTTGCGCGATACAATTTCGGCTGGTGTATTCTCTAAACATGGTTTTTTGCCTGTAGTTGATACATTTAGAGGGTTAGCACATTTCTTAAAGAAAGACCAGTTATATTGGGATTACGTAAAAAGTGGTGGCGCTCACGCTGCTATGGTAAGCCTTGATCGAGACTATTTGAGCGGACATTTAAGAGAATTATTTTCTCGTAAGTCCACATTGTCAAAAGTTGTAAGAAATCCTATAGAAGTGTTGCGCGCTATATCGGAAGCAACGGAAGTGGCTACCCGTTTAGGCGAATTTAGCAATGCTAGAAAAGGGTATACAGGGTTATATAGCCGTTTAACAAAAACCAATTTAAACCCTAAATCACTAGGCGAAGCATCTATTGCAAGCCGTGATATTACGATTGATTTCAGCCGTACCGGTACACATACTAAGACTGCAAATAAAGTTGTAGCGTTCTTTAATGCGACTGTCCAAGGTGGCGACAAATTAGTACGTGCATGGCGTGATGATCCGAAAGGTATGACAATTAAATCTACTTTGTTTATCACGTTACCTACAATCGCATTATGGTATTTGAATAAAGATAACACCGCATATCAAGAGTTACCGCAATGGGAAAAGGATACATTCTTCCATATTCCAGCTGGTGATAAATTTGTAAAAATACCTAAGCCGTTTGAATTAGGGTTATTATACGGCACTACATTTGAGCGTATGTTACAGTATTTTGATGATAAATCAACAGGCAGAAACGGAGTCGGCTTTAAAGGTTTAGGTGATAGGGCGATTGATACATTATTACCGGATGTATTGCCTACGGCTTTGTCTCCAATTTGGGAATGGTGGAGTAATTACTCTAAATTCAGACAAAGAAACATTGTTCCTCAAGCCCAAGAGAAATTACCAGATAAACTACAGTACGGATCTAATACATCTATGGTGGCTCGCAAAATTGGCGACACATTCAACGTATCACCGTATAAGGTAGATAATACAATTATGGGGTATGGTGGCAACCTTGCTCGATTAGGCTTAGACATAACGGATGCTATTAGTGGTGCAAATGAAAAACGCCCTACTAAAGGCGTAACAGAGTTACCGGAAATACGCCGTTTCTTTGCTAAACCATATCAAAGTAGTGATAGCGTGCAGCGTGTCTATGACGACTTTAAGGAGCAAGAAAAACTTCATAATGAACTAAAACTTACAGGGCAGAGACCGGAAGGCTATGACCCTAAGTTATACAATAAGCTGAAAAATGCACAAAATTCATTTAAGGCTATTAATAAAGCATCGAAGAAAATTATTGATAGCGAAACCATGTCTAGCGATACAAAGAGGGAAAAGCTAGATAAATTGAATATTCAAAAAGCCAATGTAGCAAGAGGGGTATATGGCTTAGGGATTATAAAGGAGTAATAATGCAAATAGTGTTAGATTTCTTGATTGATAGTTGGAATTCTCTTACAAGTAGCTTTATCTTAAAAACAATATTGAGCAGCGTTGCTGCGTTGGCTATATGGGTGATTGGTTTAAAACACGTTCAAATATTGGGCGTGTTTATTTTATTGGTATTCGTAGACTTGCTCACAAAGTGGGCAAGCATCGCTTACAAAATGTTAGTTGATGAATTCGGATATGATCCGGAGAAAATCGCCACGTGGGAAAAATACCGGGCCATACCAATAGCATTTGAAAAACAACTTATAGCATCTAAATATATGCGAAAAGGGTTTATAGGTAAGGTAATGACATATGTAGCGGCTACAATAGCCGCTATTTTATTTGATGAAATGAGCGGTCAAAGACAATTCGCCGTATCGCTGGTATGGCTATATCTAGGCTCGTCCGAATTTTTATCTATTCTTGAAAACCTAAGAGACGGCGGCAACGTATCTATGGGGAAGTTTTTAGATTTAATTAGAACCAAAATTGAAAATAAGGTTAAATTATGAGGTGAAACATGAGGGGTATTGATGTAAGCGAAAATAACGGCGTAGTGGATTGGGGAGCGGTCAAGGCTAATGGCTTTGACTTCGCTATTATCCGCATCGGTTATGGCAGAGGTAATTTAGATAGTGAGTTCTATAACAATATCAATGGTGCAATTAATGCCGGTTTAGCTATTGGTGTATACCACTATTCCTATGCCATGAATGAAGAACACGCAGCGAGTGAAGCGGAATTCGTAATAAACACGCTCAATGATGCCGGATTGACTGTGGATAAGTTGCCTATGGGTATCTGGTTTGATATGGAAGACGCGGACGATTACAAGGCAGATCGTGGCATGCCAACGGGCCAACAATTAACGAATATCTGTAGCGTGTTTATCAATAAGTTATGGCAAGCTGGGTACGTTAATACAGGTCTATACGCTAGTTATGATTGGCTAGTGAATGTATTAGATGTTAGCCAGTTAGGCGGTTGCGCTATCTGGTGCGCACAATTAAATAGCCAATGTGATTATGACGGCGCCAATCTATGGCAATATACATTTACCGAAAATATTGAAGGCAAAGAATTTGATGCGGATTTAGTATTGGATTGGCCTATTTAGGGGGTAATTATGGATACTATCATTCAACTATTAAGGCGATACGCACCCGTTATCACCGTGGCATTGTTTATGCTACTGGTGGTAGTGGCTGGCCTGTTTGCCTATAATGTGATGCATACTAAGAAGCTACAAGAGCCGGTACTTTTAAATCAAGCAATCACAAAGAACCCGGTAAAATTAGGGGAAGCCTTAAATGTAACGCCAAAGGTAGCAAAGGAAATTATTGCATACAGGGAAACGGCACAACCAGTAGCAACATACTATACTAAGGCGCCAACGCTACATGATGCGACAGTAGTTACGAAAAACGCTATTAAAGAAAAATCGCCTAGCGTTCCAAAGGAAGCTATAGAAAAAAGCGATAGAACGGCAGTTGTAGAAAATACAGATGAGCAAAAAGTTGATGTATATAAAATCAACTTTAATAAAGTACATCGTATTATGGGTGGTGTTACTGTAATGGACACAGGGAAGGTATACGAAACAATCGGTTATCAAGCTGGCGACTTTCAAAGTCTAGCACATTTTGAAGGTAAGCACTTCAAAGGGGCCAGCGCTTTATATACATTTGCGAAATGGTAGGTGATCCATATCTCCGAGCCGTGCGGTTCACGGCATACCGTTTTTTTTAATTAAAAAGGAGTAAACTATATGAAAACATTTACATTTGAAGGCAAAGTTCACGAATTCGCAGAAGAAATCAACCCAAAACAAGATGGATTATATACGGCTACATTGACAGATAAAAACAACGTGCGGTGTGAAATGTGGTTTGTAAATGGCGAATTGAAACGCCTTGTTGAATTAGATTAATAGTAAAAGGGGTACCATAGCGGTACCCCTCTTTTTTTATTGCCGTCAAAAAATCGTCAAAAAAACATTTTGAAATATGATATATTCTGTAATTTGTTTTAAATGGCCATAATGAAAAACTTTGATTATTACAAGTTATTTTGAAATATGAAATATTTTAAACTGATATACCCTTTTATGATTGATAAGAATGTCGACACACCTCCAACAGTAGAAAATCTATATAAGGAAGGGTATCTTACTGAACATGTTAAGACTGCAAAAGGAAAAGAATACACTATTACTTATGAAGTTGTCAGTGGTGGGACTTCAAAATCTGTTGTTGTTAAAGCACCTAATGAGCCTTAATTAACTTGTATAGATTATGAATTATATACGTTAGTTATATGAAAGGACAAGGTATGAAAGGGACCAATTATGTGATAGGACTTTTTGTATATATAGCATCTATATTGCTACCTGTTATAGTTTCATCAAAAGCAATATCTTATACTCACATTGCTTTGTATGCTGTGTTTTCACTCATCATCATAGCAGGTGCTACCATCGATATGCATTACTATATATTGCCTGATGAAGGGGCATTAGTTCTTGTAATAGGTGGCATTATATATAGCTATATAAATGATCAATCTATGTTAGTAACCTTATTAAGTGTTATCAGCGTAGGTGCTATTACATATGGACTTCGTTTGATTAGCCATAAAGGCTTTGGCATAGGCGATATTAAATGGTTTTCTGCTATTGCAATATGGCTCACTCCATGGGAAATTATATGTTTCTTTTACGTAACTTTTTGTGTTGGTTCTCTCTATCTCTTACTCGCCGGTTATCGTAATCGATATATCCCATTTGGTCCCTTTCTATGCTTTGGCGGATGGTGTGCCTTACATGGTGGTTCCTATATGGAGGTGCTTTATCAATGGTTAAGGTGCAACTTATAAATCGTCAAAGTGGATCTTTACTGGCGGAATGGATTATTACTATTGGTTTAATCTTATTGCTCATTTCTATTGCCTTACCTATTGTGACAACACCTAGTCGTTATACTTTAAATGGTGCTACGCAAGAGGTGGCGTATATGCTCAAGAAAGTTCAACTGTGGTCTATGTTAGGGCATAAATCTAATGGTAAAGGGAGAATGCTTTTTATTTTAAATAAGGACAGTTATACCTTAGAGGAAGATGTTAATCATCATACGGTAAACATATCATTACCGCAAAATATTGAGAATGAACGGTCTATGACAATTATTTCTTTTTCAGCCTTGGGCTTACCCTATGATGGGACAGAAATTATTTTGAAAGATCGTGAAAGTGGTGAGAAAAATCGTATATGGATATCTGTACAAACGGGGCGAATTAGATGGGAAGAAGTGCACTGAAGGATTTATGTATGGTGACGCTTTAATATCAGCCGCTATAATCATGTTCATTTTACCGGTTGTATTATCTATTTTTTGGATGGCTACTCTTACGGTATATAGGGCGTATTATTGGGATCATATATTGCAAGATACCATAACGTATTTAGAAGTGGCTAAAGCTTCTTATTATAAGAATGGAGCAATAGAAACTGGTGTATATAATTCTCAATTTACAATGAGTCCCAGTGAAAAAATTACCTATAAAATACATATAAAGCCTGTAGTGATAGAAGGTGTATCTTTACAACGATTAACAGTAGATGCCATCGACAATCAATCTGTTGTCTATTCTCTATCAGTTGATTTGGAGGGGATACATTGAAGGGCGAGGATATAGAAACGGTAATTGGGAAGAATAAAGAATACAAGCAGAATCCCATAACAGATAGAAATAAAAATAGAAATGATATGGGTTTTATTTTGTATTCTACGCTTATTAGTATGATGATTTCTATCATAGTCCTTACCTTATTGTTAGGTATCGTATTCTATGCAGTTATGTGGGATGCTAAATTACTTGATAGTGTAGCTATGATGGAGGATGGTCGATATACACGGCGTATGGTTGTGGCTCATATGATATGGAATCCTGTGAAGGTTACTGTAGAAGATCGTAATACAAGTTTATATATTCACGATACAAAGCGCACAACCTTAACTGTACAACGTCATGCATTATACAGAAAATTAACGGATGGTAGCTTGCAACCTGTCAGTGGTAGTCGAATTGTAGGAACTACAGATAAAAGAAATGTGGGCTATACCCAAGAATACCCTTTTAGTGTAGATACTAATGGGACCGTGTATTTACGTTGGTATATTAATAATCGTTTTGTTAATGATAGAAAATACACAAGTGGTTATGGAGGATTATCCATATATGAGGTCTCTATTGGACAGAGTGCTATTTATGATTGGTATAAAAGTAAAGAGGAGACAAGTCATGTACATAGGAGCCCATAACGCGGGCTTTATTACATATATAGCGATACTTACGATGTCCTTTTTATTACTATTAGCTTTTATGGGGCTTCGTATAGGACAAATATGTGAAAGTAATGTGGTAGACGAATTGCATTTGGAAGAAGCTCA